TCTGCGTGCGCGAGGTCCAGAAATCACTGGCCCAGTCCGTCAAGCGCCTGCTCGAACTCAAGATCGAGCAGATGAATGCCGGTGCCTACTTCGAGGTGCAGGAGGCAGTCATCAAGTCTAAGAAGGGCGACGGCCTGATCATCTTCCAAGGCATGCAAAACCACACAGCCGACTCGATCAAGTCGCTGGAGGGCTACGACCGTGCCTGGTGCGAGGAGGCACAAAGCCTGTCGCAGCGCAGCCTGGACCTGCTGCGGCCAACCATCCGCAAGCCTGGCTCCGAGCTGTGGTTCACGTGGAACCCCAACCAGGCCAGCGACCCGGTCGACTTCCTGCTGCGCGGTGATCAGCCGCCACCCGATGCCGTGGTGGTCGAGGTCAACTACAGCAACAACCCCTGGTTCCCCGACGTGCTGCGCTTCGAGATGGAGTACGACCTGTCCCGAGACCCGGACAAGTACGCTCACGTCTGGCGCGGTGCCTACCTGCAAAACAGCAGCGCTCGCGTCTTCCGCAACTGGCGCGTCGAGGAGTTCGACACGCCACCGGACGCCATCCACCGGCTCGGTGCCGACTGGGGCTTCGCGTCCGACCCGACCGTGCTGGTGCGCTGCCACATCATTGGCCGCACGCTCTACATCGACGAAGAGGCCTACATGGTCGGCTGCGAGATCGTGAACACGCCTGACCTGTTCATGCAAGTGCCCGAGGCCGAGAAGTGGCCCATCGTGGCCGACAGCTCCCGGCCCGAGACGATCAGCCACATGCGCAAGCACGGCTTCCCCAAGATCATGGGCGCGGTCAAAGGTGCCAAGTCGGTCGAGGAGGGCGTCGAGTGGCTCAAGTCCTACGACATCGTGGTGCACCCACGCTGCACGCACACCATCGACGAGCTGACGTTCTACAGCTACAAGACCGACCCGCTGACCGGCAAGGTGCTGCCAGTGCTCCAGGACAAGAAGAATCACGTCATCGATGCGCTGCGATATGCTTGCGAGGGCGTGCGCAGGGTGGTATCCATTACACGGTCCATAAACTTCACGCCATTGCCAGTGAACAGTAAATGGTGAGAAAATACTTGAAACGAGGGCGAAAATATGGCACGCATTTCAAAAGAGCAATTCCTAAGCACCCTGCACGACGATGCGCTAAAGCAATTTAACGACATCCAGACTGCCCTGCGCGACGAGCGCCTGCAGTGCCTGCAAGACCGGCGCTTCTACAGCCTGTGCGGTGCGCAATGGGAAGGGCCACTCTGGGACCAGTACGAGAACAAGCCCAAGTTCGAAGTCAACAAGATCATGCTGTCGGTGATCCGCATCGTCAACGAGTATCGCAACAACCGCATCACGGTGGACTACGTCAGCAAGGACGGCGAGAACGACAAGCTGGCCGACACCTGCGACGGCCTGTACCGTGCCGACGAGCAAGACAGCGTGGCCGACGAGGCCTACGACAACGCCTTCGAAGAGGCAGTGGGCGGCGGCTTTGGTGCCTGGCGCCTGCGCACCGTCTACGAGGACGATGAGGACGAGGACAACGAGTATCAGCGCATCCGCATGGAGCCGATCTTCGACGCCGACAGCTCGGTGTTTTTTGACCTCAACAGCAAGCGCCAGGACAAGTCGGACGCCAAGTCCTGCTTCGTGGTCACATCGATGACCAGGGCCAGCTACAAAGAGGAATGGGGCGACGACCCGACCGACTGGCCCAAGATCATCCACCAGTACGAGTTCGACTGGGCCACGCCTGACGTGGTGTTCATCGCTGAGTATTACAAGGTCGAGGAGGTCAACGAGACCATCCGCATCTTCCGAGCCATCGACGGCACCGAGGAGCGCTACCGCCAGATCGACTTCGACAAGGACGAGAACCTTGAGGAAACCCTGAACGCCATCGGCAGCCGCGAAGTGCGGCGACGCAAGATCAAGCGCAAGCGCGTGCACAAGTACATCATGTCCGGCGGCAAGGTGCTCGAAGACGCAGGCTACATCGCAGGCAACTGCATCCCCATCGTGCCGGTCTACGGCAAGCGCTGGTTCGTCGACAACATCGAGCGCTGCATGGGCCACGTGCGCCTGGCCAAGGATGCACAGCGCCTGAAAAACATGCAGCTCAGCAAGCTGGGCGAGATCAGCGCGCTGTCCAGCGTCGAGAAACCCATCCTTACACCTGAGCAGGTCTCTGGCCACCAGCTCATGTGGGCAGACGACAACCTGCGCAACTTCCCCTACCTGTTGGTGAACCCGATCACGGCACCCGACGGCAGCCAGACCGTCAGCGGCCCCGTGGCCTACACCCGCAGCGCACAGATACCGCCAGCAATGGCAGCCCTGCTGCAGATCACCGAGCAAGACATGCAGGACATCCTGGGCAGCTCGCAGCAGGCCGACAAGATGGTGAGCAACATCTCCGGCAAGGCCGTCGAGATGATCCAGACCCGCGTGGACATGCAGACCTACATCTACATGAGCAATTTTGCCAAGGGCATGAAGCGCTGCGGAGAGATATGGCTTGGCATGGCAAAGGACATCTACGTCGAAGAGGGCAGGCGCATGAAGGTGATCGGCAGGACCGAGGACGTGGAAACGGTCGAGCTGATGCAGCCAATGGTCAGCGAGACCGGCGAGGTGGTCATGGAAAACGATCTGAGCCAGGCCAAGTTCGACGTGATCGTCGATGTCGGCCCATCCAGCTCCAGCAAGCGTGCATCTACCGTGCGTGCCCTGACCGGCATGATGGCCATCACCGACGATGCGCAGACCAAGCAGGTGCTTCAGGCAATGGCCATGATGAACATGGAGGGCGAGGGCATCGGCGACGTGCGCGACTTCTTCCGCAAGCAGCTCCTGCGCATGGGCGTGGTCAAGCCGACCGAGCAAGAGGCCGAGCAGTTGATGGCCGAGCAGCAGGCACAGGGCCAGCAGCAAGACCCGAACGCCATCTTCTTGCAGGCCGCAGCCGAGGAGGCCGTGGCCAAGGCTGCCCAGGCACGAGCCAGCACAATCAAGACCGTGGCCGACGCTGGCCTGTCCAGGGCCAAGACAGCCGAGACTCTGGCCAAGACTGGCGTGGAACAACAGAACATGGTGCTGACCGAAATCGAGGCAGCCCAGCAGGCCGTCATGGGCCAAGAGGTCCAGCCTGTTGTCAGATAACGGAAAGTAAGTGAAAATGTGAGAAACGGTATCCACCCAGCCGTACCAATGGGTGAGTTTGATGGGGTCAAAGATGAATCAAAAGGCAGTAATTGCAGACGAAGAGATCGTTATTGAGGACGAGGTCATTGAGGAAGTCGACATTGTCGATGACTTGGACCAGCCCGATGACGAGGTAGTTGTCAGCATTGGTGAGGAAGCGCCGCCCACCGAAGAGGAAGTTCGTGCGCCTGAATGGGTACGTGAGTTGCGCAAAACGAACAGGGAAAAAGAGCGACGCATTCGTGAACTCGAAGCAAAGCTGACGGCCACCACGACTGAGAACAAGCCGGTCGTGACGATGGGGCCAAAGCCAAAGCTGGAGGACCACGACTACGACGCGGATAGGTACGAGCAAGCATTGGACGCATGGCATGAGCGCAAACGCCAGCACGACTTGGAGACCGAGACGGTCAAGAAGTCCGAGCTGGAGCAGCATCAAGCCTGGCAAGCCAAACTGGACTCCTACGGCAAGGCCAAGGCCGAGCTGAAGGTGCGTGACTACGAGGATGCTGAGGAAACTGTCCAGCAGCTCTTGAACGTCACCCAGCAAGGCGTCGTCTTGCAAGGCGCGGACAATCCAGCCCTGGTTATTTATGCACTCGGCAAGAACCCAAAGAAGGCCAAGGAAATCGCCGAAATCACAGACCCCGTGAAGTTTGCCTTTGCGGTAGCAAAACTGGAGAAAGAATTGAAAGTTACAAACCGCAGGGCAGCACCCGCACCAGAGCGTATCGTCTCGGGAACTGGACGATCATCTGGCGCGGTGGACTCAACCCTTGATCGGCTGAGAGAAGAAGCAGCAAGGACTGGAAACATGACGAAAGTCATCCAGTACAAAGCGCAGAAACGATCAGCTTCCAAATAATTTTTTTGAATAGGAAACCAAAATGTCTAATGCATTTTCCAAAGAAGAGCGCGTCGCGTTCGAGGACATCCTCGAAGGCTTCAACGACGCGCTGGTATTGTCCCGCAACGTGTCCGTCTACAACACCGACGGCTCGATGATGGAACGCACCAACAACGTGATCTACCGTCCCCAGCCCTACATCGCACAGTCGTACGATGGCATGGACCAGACCGGCAACTTCACGGCTTACACCCAGCTCTCCGTCCCTGCAACGCTCGGCTTCCAAAAGTCCGTGCCGTTCATCTTGGACGCACTTGAGTTGCGTGATGCCTTGCAAGAAGGTCGCCTGGGCGAAGCTGCAAAGCAAAAGCTGGCCTCCGACATCAACATCGCCATCATGAACGTGGCCGCAGCCCAAGGCTCGCTGGTCGTGACCGTGAACACCGCTGCTGGTGACTACGACGACATCGCACTGTGCGACTCGATCATGAACGAGCAGGGCGTCCAAGCCTTTGATCGTTATTTGGCCCTGTCCTCACGCGACTACAACGGCATCGCTGGCAACATCGCTGGTGGTACTGCTCAGTCAGGAACTGCATCTCGCGGCTTCGCAGGCAGCAAGTCGAACAACGCTTTCGAGCGCTCGTTCGTCGGCATGGTTGCAGGCTTCGACACCTACAAGTTGGACTACGCAAACCGCATCGCGGCTCGCACTGGTGCAAACCCAACGATGAGCACCTTGGCTGCGGCTGGCAACTTCTATGTGCCACAAGCAACCCAGACCGCTATCACTGGCGAGACCCAGAACGTGGACAACCGCTTCCAGACCATCACGGTCTCCAGTACCACCGACTTGCCAGCAGGCACGCCAATCCAGATCGAAGGCGTCGAGGCTGTGCATCACATCACCAAACAGGGCACTGGCTTTGCCAAGACCTTCCGTGTGGTGAGCGTGACCAATGCTACGACCTGCGTTATCACTCCTCCGATCATCTCGGCACAGGGTGGCACTGACGCTGAGTTGCAGTATCAAAACTGTATCGTGACTGCAGCCTCTGGCCGCACCATCACACGCTTGAATGTCAACGCAGCACCCATCAACTGCTTCTGGCAGAAAGATGCGCTGGAAATCCTGCCTGGCCGTTACGCAGTGCCTTCGGACGCTGGTGTCGCAGTGATGCGCGCAAGCACCGACCAGGGCATCGAGCTGGTGATGCAAAAGCAGTACGATGTGAACACGATGAAGACCAAGTATCGTCTCGATACCTTGTTCGGCGTGGTCAATAAGCAGCCAGAAATGTCTGGCATTTTGCTGTTCGGTCAATAAGGAGTAAATCATGAGCTATAACGTAATTTTTACCCAAGGCACGGCCACCGTCACTGTGCCTGCTGGCGAGAAAATCGCTGTGCAGGCGTATTCACCAGCACTTGTGTTTCAAGAAGTTGGTTTCCCCAACTTTCCTGATTCACAGGATTTGCTGACTACGGTCGAGAACACCACCTATGTGTCGAGCGCATTCACTAATGCCACCAGCGTGACTATTCAAGCCGGTGCATCGGGTGCGTACTATGCAGTGGGTGTTGCGCCTACCATCACCAACAATGGCAACTGGCAACCTCAAGATGCGCCAGCCAACATTGCTGACGGTGGCTCGATGGTGGCAACTGCCGCTAACGTGTTGACTGGCATCATCACCGCAACCCCAACCGCATCACGCAACATTCAACTGCCAACAGGTGCAAACCTTGACTTGGCAACTGAGTGGGCGATTGGTGACTCGTTCGACTTCAGCGTCATTACATTTGCAGCATTTGCTTTAACTCTGACGGTTAACACAGATGTGACAATTGAAGGCGCTGCTGCGACTGCGGCTACGAGTGGTTCTGCTGCTCGTTTCCGTTGCCGCAAGTCAGCGGCAGGCGTTTTTATTGTTTATCGTATCGGTTGATAAACCCTGACAGGCCAGCAGAGATGTTGGCCTGTTTAACTTAGGAGCGAATCATGCCAATGACCAAAGGTTATTCAAAGAAGACCATCGGTAAAAATATTGCAATGGAGATGAAGTCCGGCAAGCCCCAAAAGCAAGCTGTGGCAATGTCTTTGAACGTGGCAAGCAAGGCAGCGAAAGCCGCAGGCAAGCCCAGCAAAGCACCGATGAAGAAGATGAAATGATCAAGTCAGCCGCTATCATCAAAGACAAGACTCTTGCCCCGTGGAAAGAGTTGCGGCTGCAAAAACGACGCCTTAAAAAGCAGCAGACCATTGAGCGCAAAGCCTCAAAGGTCTGCTTTCCATCGCCCATGAATGCCCCGATCATTGAGGTGCAAAATGCACCACAGGACGATGCACCACCGACACGCGACGAGCTGCAGGCCAAGGCCACCGATCTGGGCATCCCGTTCAACGGTCGCACCACAGACAAAAAGCTAAGTGGCTTGATCGCCACAGCACTGGCACAAGGAGCCTAGCATGGGTTACAGCAAGCGCCAATTTATCAGCGCAGCGTTCGAAGAGATCGGCCTTGCGTCCTATGCCTTTGATCTCCAGCCTGAGCAGCTTGAGACTGCCAGGCGCAGGCTCGATGCCATGATGGCCGACTGGAACGGCAAGGGCATCCGGCTGGGCTACCCGATCCCGTCCAGCCCCCAAGACGGCGGCATCGATGAGGAAACCAACGTCCCCGACTCGGCCTATGAGGCCATCATCTGCAACTTGGCTGTGCGCCTGGCTCCGAGCTACGGCAAGGTGGTGATGCCCGAGACCAAGGCCACCGGCAAGCAAGGCTACGACACCCTGCTGCAGCGCGCCACGTTCCCGCTGGAGCAGCAACTGCCAGCCACCATGCCAGCAGGCGCAGGCAACAAGCCCTGGCGCGTCTACGACAATCCGTTTATCAGACCGCCTTACAACCCAGTGGACGCTGGCCCTGATGGGCCACTGACATACAACTAAGGACCATCATGCCATCCATCAATCAACTACCCGTCATCGGTCAGGTCTCGCCTGGCGATCAGATTCCCGTCTACACCCCGAACAACGGCGACGCTCGACGCATGTCGGTCAATGCGTTGTTGCAGTATTTTCAGCAGACCTTTGCCAGCCCCACGTTGGCGGTCAATCTCTATGTGCCTGGCAGCGGGTTCAACATCACCGTGCCCACACCAGTCAGTGAGCAGCAGTGGATGCTGCTGCAGCCTGCTGGAACGCTGGCAACTGGCACGATTACCCTGCCTTTAAACACTGGTGTGCCTGATGGCACTACGGTGCTAATTACCACCACCCAAGAGATCACCTCATTGACGATTGCTCTGAATGGTGCAACTGCTATTTATGGCGCAGTCACAAGTTTGGGCGCAGGGTGCGCGGCTGTTTATCGCTTTTACCAGCCGACAAATTCTTGGTATAACATCAACGCTGAGACAGTTTTGGCGGCGGGTGTTGCTGCATTTTTGACTAACCCAACAAGTGCCAACTTACGGGCAGCAATGACCGATGAAACTGGCACGGGTCTGTTGGTATTTAACACAAGCCCAACCCTGACAACGCCAACAATCACAAACCCAACTGTAAGCACAGGCACATTCACAAGCCCTGCATTGGTGACACCAGCAATCGGTGTGGCTACTGGCACAAGCCTGACAGCTACGGGTGTGATTGCTTCAACTGGCACGGCTGGTGTGGGTTATGCAACAGGTGCAGGCGGCGCTGTCACCCAAGGCACAAGCCGAACCACAGGCGTGACGCTAAATAAAACATCTGGTGCAATCACGCTATTCAGCGCGGCAGGCTCGGCAACAGCGGCAACTTTCACTGTGACAAATAGCACTGTGGCGGCAACCGATGTCATCATTCTGAACCAAAAATCAGGCACTGACCTTTACGACTTGATGGTCACTGCGGTGGCGGCTGGCAGTTTTAACATCACATTCCGCACCACTGGCGGCACGACAACTGAAACACCAGTGTTTAACTTTGCAGTCATCAAAGCCGTGAGTGCGTGATGGCCACCAAGCCCAAGTCCTCCGTCAACAAGGCTGCGGTCTACACCAAGCCGACGATGCGCAAGCGTTTGTTTGAGCAGATCAAAGGCGCATCGGTGCAGGGTACTGCTGCTGGTGAGTGGTCTGCACGCAAGGCGCAGTTGTTGGCCAAGGAGTACAAGGCAAAGGGCGGAGGCTACAAGTCATGAAAGCCCCGCAAAAAAGCCTGAAGGACTGGGGCAAGCAAGACTGGCGCACTAAGTCGGGCAAGCCATCGTCTGAAACTGGCGAGCGCTATCTGCCTGCAAAGGCCATCAAAGCCTTGTCTGCGGCTGAGTATGCGGCAACTACACGGGCAAAGCGTGAGGCTACCAAGGCAG